AATTTCTTTATTTTTATAATATATATAGGTTTTAAAGTTACAAATTAATATATAAAATACTTATTAGAGTTATTATATCAACGTTTATAAGGTGTAACTTTAGGTGTAACTTTCTACTTTTAAAGTTACACTAGGTTGGTTAATCCATTGATATAATAAGGTTTTATATTTTTCCAAAGTTACACCAAAGTTACAATTTGATTTTTGATTTGTAACTTTCTTTCTTCAAAGTTACACTCAAAGTTACAACCTTTTAAATCCTTTTTGTGGTCCGTAATTTCCAAAACGTGTCGCTTTTTCATCCTTAACCCATCCAACAATATTACTAATTATTTGATTTATTTCTTTTGCATCAGTTCTCTTCATAAATCGTAAATCACCTTTTAAGCACTCCTCATATACTTCTACGGCACACACTTTTTGCCTGAATACCATTTTAGCTCCTTTATCAAAATCACCTGCTAAAATGTTTTTCCTTGTACCTGCATCAAGAGAATACCAGTTTTCAGTAATCGGTTTATCAAGGTAATCACGAATTAAACCTTCTTTTGCATTTGATTCTTTATGGTGTTCACGTGCGATATTGGCCAACTCTTCGGCCTCCTTGCTAAGTTGCAAGCTTTCACCCATTAGAAATAATGCGTAAGCCTCGGCCCACACCTGGTCAACATCTTTTGGTAAATCATCCCAAACACTTTTTTTAATCTCACCTACACAAATATCAATAGGCCAAAAACGTCTATTTCCAGTTGGATCTTTTAAAAATTCATCATCGTTTGAAGTCCCATAGAAAACACACCTTCTAGGATATTTGCTTGTTCGTCTTCCATAAGCTTCCCTGTATATATCTTCTCTTTTACTCAAAAATTGCTTGATTGCATTTGTATCATGCCTGTTCATAGCGGTAAGTTCTCCTACTTCTACAATCCAGCTTCCCTGGATAAGTTCAGAAGCTTCTTTACCTTCAAAAGTTTGTAAGCTGTCGTTAAACCATTCCTTACCTAATATTGAAAAGAAAGTACTCTTACCAACTCCTTGTGGCCCAGCTAAAATTGTCATTACATCGAATTTAACTCCACCAATAATGGCCCTGGCCACCGCAGCTACTAAACTTTTTCGAATAGCTTCTCTAGAAAATACATTATCAGCTGCACCAAAATAATCAATAAGTAGATTATCTATTCTAGGTACTCCATCCCATTGTAATGATGTTAGATAACGTTCAACATAATTTATTCTATTGCCGTCACTTACTATTAATAAAGCTTTATCTTGCTTATCCTGGCCCGTTATTTTATAAACTGTTTCAAGATACCTAGAAAAGGAAGCATCGTCCACTTCAGACCAATCTCTGTGATCTTTATTTGGATCATAATGTTTATCCCAGGGAAGCTGGCCAAAAACTAATCCTCTATTGCTAAAAATATCAATAGCAATTTTATCTTTTAAATTCGGGTCATTCTCCAGTATCAAAACTATATTATTAATAGTCTTTTGAATTTTACCTTCTTCACTTCTTTCAAGTTGTGAAAGCCAGTTTAATTCATCTTCAGCTTGATTATTTTCATCACTACCTACGATATTAAAAACATCCTTAGCGTTGGCCACCATTTCACTATTCATCAAAGCTGCTACATTAGCATCTTCAAGAGCTAGTTTTTTCATGGCTGTGTAAGATGGATATTTGCTTACAGGTGTTCCGTCTTTCACATTCTCATCAAGGTTGCTAAATTTGTGTATTCTTATTAAGTCAAAAGCATTAACAAGTTGGCCACAACATGGATCAGTTGCGTGATGTGAGTAAAGGAACTTATTATCATATAGCACCGCTCCACCAGAAGTACTACCTCCTGTAAATGTGTATCTATCAGGAGTGGCCGTTGCTTCGTATAAAGCAGGGATAAAAGTTTGGATGGCCGTTGTGATATCATAAACTTTACAAAACGAACCAACTAATCCATTTTTAGTTAATGGATCTTGTTGTCTGGCCAAAAGTTGTTTTTGTTTAGTGTCTTGTCCAGGTACGTGTGGCCACGTTGAAATGTCAGTCCAGTCAACATACATATTAAGCACACCAACACGGCTACAAAATTGTCCTGGATAAAACTGGAATATGTACTCACTATCCACAGAGCAAGATGGATAATACATAAAACGGTTAACTTCAAAAGTAGTTGGATCACAATTTTCAATCCCTAATAAACTACCTAACTTTCTAGCTATTGGCTCGTATTCATCAGGAGTACAGCTTTCATCAAGTGGAATAAGCACCCTAAGTCTAGGAGTATAATTGCTGTGTTTTCTAGTTGAATAAACAACAGAAGTACATCCAAGCGAACCTACTCTTTTTAAAATATCGTCTGTCATATTTGGTTGAATATTATCTAAGTCTAAACAGACAACATCACGGCTGATTATGTTCGTTGCTTTTCTTCTTCCATCTAAAAGCTTAGCACCTGTGAAGCCCCCAACATCTTTTAAATTATCTTGATCAGATTTTTTCATCTTGAGAAATTCATCGTATTTCTCTTGTGTTCTAACTGGAGATTTTAAAGTTTCTACAAAGTCAAGCCAACTAATATCTGTATTTTGCCAAATAGTTGCTTTTCTGTGATTTGCTTTAGCAATTCCTAATAATCTATTTGCTTGCACTTTTTAACCTCCTTTCTAATCTTTCATATAATATTTAGTCTCAAATCCAGCACCTTTTAGCACTAATCCAGGAGCCCAAGAAATAGGCTCTGCCAAAATATTATTTACATCTTCTAGTTTTTCATCATCGTAAGCATCTATTACCACTTCGTCGTGAATATGCATTACAACATCATAATTTTTTTCGTATAATCTTAATAATGTTTCCGCCAGGCAATCTCTTGCTATTGCTTGAACAATATTCTCGACTAGCTTTCCTCCATAAGTTGAGTTAACTTCCCATTTTTTAGTAGTTTGGTTAACTCCGTAATAATGAAGTGCATCTTTTTCAAATTGGTTCAATTTTAGAAAAGGCTTAGGATAATAGAGTGAACGGCCACTAGGTAATTTAATTGATATAAAATCAAGTCCATACATCATATCCCATTCACGTTGAATCTCAAGTCCTCTCACATATTGAGTGCCATTGCCATTCATAGCTTGAATTACAGCATCTCCAACGGCATACCACAAGCGAACAATGTTCTTATTAGCTTCTCTCCAACGAACTTTTATATCCGTAAGTTCTTCACTAGTAAGCCCCATTCTATCAGCCCCCATTGCTATTAAAGCTGACTCTCCGCCTTGATATCCTAATGCTAATGTTGCTACTTTACCACGTTGCCTCAAGCTATACTCAGGATTACCTTTTGAGATTTTATCAATCGGCACATTAAACATCTGACTTGCTGTTGCTTCGTAGATTTTACCATGTGTTGCGAATACTTCATTGACCCACTCTTCACCAGCTAACCAAGCAATTACACGTGCTTCAATAGCGCTGAAATCACTTATTATAAATTTATCTTTACTAGCAATAAATGCTGTTCTTACTAATTGGCTTAAAGTGTCAGGCACATTACCATATAGAAGTTTTAACGCTTCATAATTACCTGTTTTTGCAAAATTTCTAGCTGTGTCTAGAGTATCAATGTAGTTTCTAGGTAAGTTTTGAACCTGAACTAATCTACCTGCCCAACGTCCTGTCCTGTTAGCTCCGTAAAACTGCAATAACCCTCGAACTCTATCATCTTTACACATCGCATTTTCCATAGCTGAATATTTACTGACACTAGTTTTTCCTAACTGCTGCCTTATCTCTAAAACTCTTTTAACTTTTAACGGTAAATTATCTCTTGATAACAAATCAGAAATAACATCTTTTGTTAATCCATCAAGTTCTTCTCCTAATTGATTTTCAACCCAAGATTTAAGCTGGCTAACACTATTTGGATTTTCAAGTTCAGTAATTTTAAAAGCTTCCTCCGTTAAATTATTAGTACTTTCAGAATCAATAGAAAGTACACCATTTACTAGCGATCTATCTATCATTACTCCGTTAGCATTCATCAAAATATCCATTTCCCAAAGTTTTTGTTCTTTTGATGGAACTTCAAAAGCTTTTATATATTGATAAATTTCATACTCTGCTTCTACATCTTGAATATTATACTCACAGTATAGTTTCCATTTCTCTAAATCATGATGTGGATCATTCCAAGTCCTACCTCCGTTAGTCTTAGTAGGTTTACAAGGTACTGAGAAATATTGAATTAATCTACTTCCAGTTGTCAATTTTTTCTTATCTTCAGCAATACCTATCGCCTTACCAGTCATTCCTAATCCAGCAGGCAATCCTAAATAAGTAGCATGCATCATAGTACATCTCCACTGAGATATATTTGTTTCATACCCAGCCCTATTTAAACAGTACCACTCAAAAGCAGCATTATATGCATGCTTTATGCAATCTGGATTATTTAATAAAGCAACGATGTCATCTGGAATTTTCTCACCTTGTTTTAAATCTATCAATTTAACTTCCGAATCATTAAGTTTGTAAGAGAATAGCAAAATTTCAAAGTCATCTGATTGAGCATATTTGTAAGCCCCACACTTAGATATATTCTCACTACTTCGTGTTTCAATATCAATATTCAAATGTTGCATATAGTCCTCCTAAAAATTTAGGGGGGCTAACCCCCCTTAGTAATTTATTAATGTTAAAGTGGAAGTCCAGTTAATGGATCTACACCAAATGAATTTTGTTGAGTTGGTTGTTGGTATTGAGGTGTAGTTTGTTGATACTGCTGTACAGGTTGTGCTTGTTGCGGATTAGGGAATGGGTTAGGATTTGATGCACCACCTAACGCTGTAAATAATTTATCTGCAGATACAGGAGCCCCTCCTAAGACTTCACCGTCTCTAACTTTTTGAATGTGAGTTAGTCCGAACCCTACACCTTTTTTCCCTGTGTGCATATATGGAAATACATTAATAGCTACGTTCGCATATACTCCAGAATAAATTTCAGATTGATTCAAGATAGGTTGAACATTTTGATCCACAATTTGAGGTTGTCTATCAGCGTTTGCACTTGCTGTAAAAACCCAACAACCTTTACATTCATCTCCGAAAGGTGTTCCATCTTGCTTCACTCCATCACCATCATGGATAGGATTAGCAACTACAGGAGGCATTACACCGTTCCATTTCTCATTTAATCCCTTTTGAGCTGCAGCTTGAATTGCTGCATCTAATCTTTGCTTACTATTTAAATCGCTTTTCGGTAATAAAATTGTAGTGCTATATTTGGGCGGTAAATCTGGATTATTTGAGAAAGGTTTAAATACATTTACATAACTTAATCTCACGTTTTGTACTACTGCTGTTGTTTCATTTGTCATAATTTTAAAATCTCCTTAATTTCTGTTTTAATTTATTGGTTTAAAAATACTAGTCGCTTTTACTGTGTCAGTAATCGCAGGTCTTTTATCGTTTTCGAATACTAATGTAGGTTTGCCTGTGCTTGTAACAACCATATCACCTACTAAATTGTTAAATTGTTCTTTTCCAAGGGCCTTTTCTAATTTGGCCAAAGTCAACGGTACTTTATCAAAGATTATAGCTTCATCAATACCGCCATCAATTAGTTTCTTAAGTGCTTCATCCTGGTTAGACCAAGAGCGTGAAGTTCTTCCAGCTACTGCTTTTAATCCCTTAACCTCTTCACCAGTTAAGCATAGATTCAAGGCATAGGCTTTTAAATCGTTAACCCACTTCGCTATGTCTTCACCTCGTGAGATATATTCGAATAGCTTATCTCTAGGAATTTCATTAGGATTTAAGTGTATTTCTGATTCAAGAGATAAATTATTCTCCGCCCTGGCCGAACAAATATCACGGGCTTTACAGAATTTACACGCCTTAGCCGATGGAACTAATTCACCTTCACCACTTAGAGCCTTACTTGATTGAACGCTGAAATAATCGCCCCACAATAACAATTCAGTAAGGTCAACTTCCCAACTTGAATAATTATTTAACCGTGGCTGTACAATATTCATTTCAATCTTTTTGATATCATAAATTAAACTAAAAGCGTTGTAAGCACCAAGTGCATATAAGATTAATTGTTCATTTTTCTCTGCTGAGACTGGAACACCTTTCCCGTATTTCAAATCAATAATAGAAAGTGTAGTTCCGTGAATTAAAATACAGTCACAAGTCCCAAATCCACCAGGAACCCAGCTAGAAAAATCTACTCTTTTTTCAATCTCTATATAAGGCTTAGATGGAAAGCTTAAAGCTTTTTCTTTTATAAAATCAACATAAATATCTGTGAATCCATCCATTTCAGCTTGATATAATTCATCTTCTTTTATCTTCTTAACTGCAGCATTAAGCTTTCTTTTACCAAATCCTTTTGAATCTAAATAGTGCTTTAGTTTAAGTTCGCTTAATTCATGAGCCAATGTACCTTCCTTTGCATAAACAGACTCAGTGTCGGGAATACCTTCCTCCATTTGCACGCTACCAGGACAGGTGGCCCACCTACTGGCACCACTAGCACTAAGCTTTGCATGAGCCCTTTCTTTGTGATTAATCTCAGTCATTAGATAGCCGCTCCTAATTCTCGCAATCTTAGTGCAAAAGCTCCGTATTGTTCAGCAGGTAATGTTGTAAGGGCTAATGAGTTAAACTCTTGTAATAAGCCTTGTAAAAGTTGAATTTTACCTGCTTGAACTAAAGTACTTGAAGCACGTTGTAAGTCTTCTAATGTATAAGTTTTTTCAGCAACAGGTACTGCAGTTTGTACAGGCGGTTGACCTGGTACTGTTTGCTGAACAGTTTGTACTGGTTGCACTGGTACTGTTTGCTGAACAGTTTGTACTGGTTGCACTGGTACTGTTTGTACAGGCTGTTGAATTGGAACTTGAGTTTGTTGCACAGGAGAATCTTTAAAAGCCTCCACATTAACTGCTACATTCTCAACTGCATTTCCATATCTTGCTATAATTTCATCTAATAAAAGGATATCCTCCTTATTTGTGATTAACACATTTGCATTTACTATTAATTTCATTTTTTAATCTCCTATTTTAAATCTTTTAATAATCTTCTACCTTCTTGAATATACTGAATTTTAATATTATGATCTGTACATTCTTGAATATTTTCTATAACAACATCAACTAATTTCTTCAAATATCCTCTTCTTGAGAACTCCTCTGAAGTATGGTTATAATCCTTCAAAAATGCTATACTTTCCAAAGCTGTATATTTACCATCTTCAATTAAAATTTCACCATTATTTTTTAGTTTACTTATAGGCATTCTCATTTTTGAATAAGGAAAGCCTAAATCGTTAACTAAATCATATTTACTGCATCCAGGATTAGAATATATGTAATTTCTAATTGCTTGAGTTAAATTAACTCCAGTATTCTTCCTCATTCTTAAACTTCTCCATTTCTAATACTTTGTTGTCAAATATATCTTGTGCTTCTCTAATTTTTCTACGTTCTAATGAATCGAACACTCCGAAGTCAACACAATCAGACATTTTATTACTTGTGAATTTTAAATCCTCTATTTCGTCTGAAAATCGTTTATTCTTCATTTTCTTCATCTCCTAATTTATTGATAAAATCAGATATAACAGACATGAATATCTCTCCTCCATCTATCATCACACAACTTATATTTCTATCTTTTAAAAACTCTTTCTCCTGTTCATTTAATAGATCATTTAGCTTATCAAATACAGCTATCTCTTCTTCTTTTTCGTTTAATAAGTCATTACCTTTTTCATCAAGTAATTTTGCTTTATATTCCTTACCTAAAATAGAACTAAGTAAGAATGTCGCCTCTTGAATTATCTTCTTAATATCAGATGTTGGTTCATCGTGTTTTTTACACAATCTAAAATATCTCTTACCAATATTTCCGTACCAAAATGCTTGTTCATGAGTTAAATTCGTATCATTTAGCAAATCTTTTAATATATATCTTGTTTCAAGCTGCAACCTATCTATAATTTTCTCTTCTCCATCTATAATCACAGGAACATTTTTCAATTCAAACTTGTAATGTTTTGGATTAGGTTTGTTAATGTTTTCTAATGTCACTTGATTTTTCCTCCTAAATATGTTATTTTTAAGTTGTAAATTTTTGTAAATAGTCGTTGTTTTAAACGGCTATTTTTTTTATTATTTGTTGCCACTACTACCATATCCACCAGTTCTTTCTTGTGACAGAATTTCAATATTGTCAATAGGTAAAAACTGCATAAATATTCCTTGACCTATTCTTGTATGTTTTTCAATGATCACTTCTTT